GTGCAGCAAGAGCATTTTGATTTGGATTTAGAACGTGCAATCTTAAGTAGTTGTATTATGAGTGAGGATGCTTATTCTAGTATAGCAGGAGATATAGAACCTAAGGATTTTAGTCTTAAAGCTCATCAGGATGTTTTTAAAGCTATTATTGCTTGCGTGAATGCTGGAGAGCCTATATCGATTAGCTTTTTAAAAAAGCATAAAAAAATAGACGAGCAAATTTTAACCGAGATTATCGCAACTCCTTCGATAATAGATCTTCCCGCTTATGTCAATGAACTTCGCGAAAAGTCGATTAAAAGACAGCTTTTAAGCTTTGCCCATCTTTTGCCAACAAGGATCAATGATAATCGCGCAGTCAGTGAAATTTCTGATGAAATCGGCAAGGAAATTTTTAACATCACCAATCGTGTAAACACCAACGATATCAAAGATATAGAAATAGTCTTAAGCGAGCTTTTGGAAGAATTTAAAAAACAAAAAAGCCTTGAAAACAAATCCGTGATAGGACTTGATACAGGATTTGAAGATCTAAATACTATGACTAAGGGTTTTAAAGGTGGGGAGCTTATCATCATCGCAGCGCGCCCAGGTATGGGAAAAACAACTTTGTGCTTAAATTTTATAGAAAAGGTTTTAAGACAGGATAAAGGAGTGGTGATGTTTTCGCTTGAAATGCCTGCTGCTCAAATCATGCAAAGAATGCTTTCGGCAAAAACTTCCATTCCTTTGCAAAAAATCTTGACTGCGGATTTAAATGATAACGAATGGGAACGCATTGGCGATGCTTGCAATTATTATTCTAAAAAGAAATTATTTATCTATGATAGTGGTTATGCGACTATTACAGATGTAAGAGCGATTTTAAGGCGCTTAAAGGCTCAAGAAGAAAGTATAGGGCTTTGCGTGATCGACTATATAGGGCTTATGATGAGTAATTCTAATTTTAATGATAGACATTTGCAAGTCAGCGAAATTTCAAGAGGGCTTAAGCTTTTAGCAAGGGAGCTTGATATGCCTATCATCGCGCTTTCACAGCTCAATCGTTCTTTAGAACAGCGTGCAAACAAGCGTCCTATGATGAGTGATTTACGTGAAAGTGGGGCTATAGAGCAGGATGCGGATACGATTTTGTTTGTATATCGTGATGAGGTTTATAGGGAACAAGATGAAAAAGAGCGTGAAAATAAAGCGAAAGCCGAAGGCAAGCCTTATCAAAGAAATTTCATTCCTAATCCTATGCAAGAAAATGCTGAAATTTTAGTCGGCAAAAATAGAAATGGTCCTGTAGGGGTTGTCGAGGTTTTATTTTTAAAAGAAAAATCTTGTTTTGTGGATAAGCCACGATTTGAGAGTGTTGAATTTCAGGAGTAGGGATTAACTCTATAGGTCGAGCTTAATTTGCCATAAAGAAATTTAGAAAGAGAACAAAGTCAAAAGTCTAAACTAAATCAATAATAACTAAAGTCCAAAATACCCATAAACAAGCGGTTTTAATAAGAGGCATCCAAGATAAAAGCCCATTGTGTATTATGCTTAAAACGCCTTCTGCACTTTCAACCCCAAAAGCTAAATTTGGAGCAAGAAAAATTAAAAAAATAATCGCTAGTTTATTTCCATTTAAGAGCGTCTTTGTTGTAATTTTCATTTTTTCCAATTCCGTAAGGAACACGATTGTCGGTTTGCATTTCAACTGCCCATTTTGCATTAGAACAATCCCTTTGTTGAGTTTCATTCATTTTCTCCATTTTTTTACATTCTGCAACTCTAGCTTTAGCCTCATCTAAGTGTGCTTTATAATAATCGCTTGTTTTTGCTTCATCTCCACAACCTGCTAAAAAAGCCAAAGCGCCTCAACCAATTAACCCACTAAAAATAAAATGTTTCATTGCTCTTCTCCTTGATTTGATATAGAAACAAAATATTTTAGCATTATTTTATTTCTATTTAAGAGCGTCTGAGTTTGATTTACTTCAAGTTTTTTTAATATAACCTGCATCTTTTATAAATTTATCCATTTTTACCTGTTGCATTATTCTTTGATTGCTAAGTAATGAGTAGATATATTATTTTAATCTATAATAAGTGATTTTGATTTTTTGAGTGGTTTTTACAGTCTGCAATTTTTCATCAGGGTTTTGTTTAAGTTTTGCAATGAGTGTGGCTTTGTTTTAGAAAACTTTATATTGAAGTTTTAATTGTTGTTATGTATCATTAAATTTTTATCATAAAGAATTTTTAAAAAAAGAGATTAAATTCTACTTTAGATTTGGAGTGTTAAATAAGTAAAGTATTTGTTTAAAATATTATTTGTTAATTGAATAAGTTTGATTTGTTTTTGGATTATATATGAAATAATTAAAGTAATGGTGGATTTAGCAGAATATTAAAAAAAGTATCTAAATACCTATAAAATAGATATTTTATATTTTATAGTAACCCATTAAATAACCCAGTTTTCTAATATGATTTTTTAATATTAAAATCCGATTAAAATGCCTATAAACATATTTCTTAAAATCCGATTAAAAATGATATGTGCTTTTATTAAAATCCGATTAAAAACAATACGATAATCTTTGCCAGTGCTTTTTAATATAATAGTGTTTGTATAAAAATATAAAAAATGGTTTTTGTTTTTTTGCTTTCTTAGTAAAGAGCAATAAGTATTCCATAATTGCTAATTTAATCTTTGATTAATAGTTTTATTATTTTTTATATATTATAATTTTTAAATAAAAATATCATTCCTTAAAGCTTCGTTTGTTAATTACTTAAAGACTTCTTATGTTTAATAAAAAAGATATTATTGTTAATGCAGTTCCCGTTAAGCTTTTTGCAAGTAATTTAGGTTTGTATGATAATTTTTATAGAAATGTAAATGAGCTTAAAAGTGGTTTTAAAATCAAACAAGTAGGAAATAATTTTTTTGTTTTGCTTCCTGATTGGTTTATAAAATTGCTAGAGATAGGATATGATTGTTATGTGATTAAGCCTTATGATGATTTTAAATATGAATTTAAAGTTGAACTTTCTAAAAAAACTGAAATAGGATTTTACAAAAATGACAATTTATAAACTTTGCAAGTGTGGTAAGAAAATACAAACTCATTTAAGAACTTGTGAAGAATGTGATAAAACTTTTAAGAAAATAGCAAACAAAAGATATGATTGTTTTAAAAGGGATAAGCAAAGTTCAGATTTTTATAATAGTGTAGCTTGGAGAAAATTAAGAAATGCTTTTATAAATAAAAATCCATTTTGTATAAGGTGTGGAAAGTTTGCAAAAATTGTAGATCACATTATACCTATTAAGCAAGGTGGCAAGAAATTAAGTGAAGAAAATTTGCAAAGTTTATGCTTGGCTTGCCATAATGAAAAGACTAAAAACGAGCTTAAGGGGTAGGGTATGTAATCTCTATGAAAGCCAATCCTATACACCGAAGCGGTAGACACGAAAAAATGCGAGCCAGTTTTTTACATAATGTTATACTTAACCTACTAACTAACTAACCAAAACACAAGCAAAGCAAGGTAAAATCTTTATTTGAAATTTTTATTTTTATCAAAAGCGTTCTAAAAAAGCCAAATTTTGCTTTAAATTAACTAACACGCATTTTAACGCCTTAAAATATCATTAAAATACAAATAAAAAAAGGCGTTTAATGCAAAAAGAATTTTTAAACATTGATGAGGTTTTGCAAATTTTAAACATTAATTCTAAAATCTATTTGAGTAGATATTTAAAGAAAAATGGCATAAAAGTATTAAAAGGAAAAACTAAACCCTATCCAAAAGATGAAATTTTAAGACTTGCTAAAAAAAGACAAGATGAAAATCATTACAATTCTAAACAAAACGAAGTTATTTTGTATATTGATGAAAATTCGATAAAAGAAAAGCCAAAGGCAAATAAAACAGAACAAATACAAACGCAAGATGATTTTAAGCCTTTAAATTTAGAAACCATAGAGCAAGAACTCACACAAAAAACTATCAAAGATTTAGAAAATTTAGGCATTTATAATCCTTTAGAAAATGATATTATTAAAACTTATGTTAAAAATCTCATTTTTTTAGAATGCACAAGCAAGGAAATGGAGAAAAAAGGTTTTACAACAAGCACAGATAAAGGAACGCCTATTGTAACGCCTGAACTTATAGCTTTTAATTCTTTGACTAAAAATATTATAGGCTTAGCAAAAGTTTTAGGCATAGGCTCTCCAAATCGTGCAAGGCTAAATTTAAAAGATAAAAAAGAAAAATCAGCTTTTGATGTGCTTTTAGAAGATGAAAGTTAAATTATGGATAAATTAAGAGCAAGAGAAGATATATTAAATTACGCTTTAGCTTATATTAAACAAAAAAACAAAGAATTTGAAAACTCGCCCTTTTATATTGATGAGAAAATAGCTAAAAAAGCGGTTTTGTTTATCTCTCTTTTAAAGCACACCGATGGCGAATTAGCCGGTAAGCCCTTTCAGCTTTTAAATTTTCAAATCGAGTTTATCATCGATATCATCGCCACTTATTCTAAGGAAAAAAACGCCAGAAGATACTCTTACGCTTTGCTTTTTATCCCAAGAAAAAATGGTAAAACCGAGTTAATCGGAGCTATTTTGCTTTATTTTTTATTTATTGATAAAGAAAAGGGTAAAAAAATATATTGTGCCGCAAATGAAACCGAACAAGCAAAATTAGTTTTTAATGCTGCTTCATCTATGGTAAGCCAAGAAGAAGAATTAAATAAAATGTGCTATCAATATAAAACCTATAGAGAAATACGCAAAAAAAACGCTAAATTTGAAGATTTTATCAAGGTTTTAACGGCTACAAGCGAGACAAAAGACGGCTTAAGACCTTATGTTTTTATTTACGATGAGCTTCACGCTGCTAAAAATGGGGATTTATATAAGGTTTTAGAAGAAGGAACGGCAAGTCGTGTAAATTCTTTATGTATAGTCATTTCAACAGCAGGATATAATCATTTTGGAGAGATGAAAAAGCAATATGATTATTGCAAACAAGTTAAAAATGGCATTATAAACGACCCATCAACTTATGCAAAGATTTATGAGCCTGATGCTGATGATGATTGGAACGATGAAAAAACTTGGATCAAAGTTAATCCTGCTTTGGGTTATGGCGTAAAGCTTGAAAAATTAAGAGAATATTATCAAAAAGCTTTAGCAAACGCAAATGATGAGGTGAGTTTTAAAACAAAACATTTAAATATATGGACTTCAAATGCTACTTCTTTTATAAAAGATGATGATTTTTTAAAATGCAGTTTTAAAGATCTTGATTTAAAAGGCGATGTTTATGTTGGACTTGATCTATCTGCTACTACTGATTTAACTGCTTTAGCTTTAATTTGCGAAGTGGATAAAATCTTACATGTGGATTTTAAATTTTATGCACCAGAACTTAGTGCAAGAGAGAGAAGTAAAAGAGATAAAGTGCCTTATTTAGAATGGGCAAAACTTGGCTTTTTAACTCTAACGCCAGGTAATAGTGTTGATTATGACTATTTAATTAACGATATCTTAGCTCTAAATAAAAAATTAAATATCAAAATGATAGGTTATGATCCATGGAATAGTTTAGAAGTAGCCAAAAAGTTAAGCGATGAAAATATAGAGTGCGTTCAGATTAGACAAGGTTTTGCAAGTATTAGCGAACCTTTAAAAGAATACCAAATCAGAGTTTTAAAACAAACTTTAAATCACAATAACAATCCTATTTTTAGATGGTGTAATTCAAATTTAGTTATTGATCAAGATGCAAGAGAAAACATAAAGCCTGATAAGAAAAAATCAAGTGAAAGGATAGATGCAATTTCGGCTTTAGTCACTGCAATCGCCACTAAAAACAGCATAGAAAAACCAAAAATCAATGTTTATGAAAAAAGAGGTATAAGGTTTTTATAGCTTAATAAATTTAGAAGTAAAAATGAGTAAAATTATATTTTTCAAGGAGTTTTTTTGATAAATTGTAATGATAAATTTGATAAATGGAATAATGAAAAGAAAAAACTACAAATAAAAGAAAATAAAATAATAAGCATAGGTAAGATTTATTGGGTTAGCATAGGACAAAATATAGGCAGTGAAGTTTATGGAAAACATAATGACTTCAAAAGACCGGTTTTAGTTTTAAACAAAATATACATTGAGGATTATGTTAATCTTTTTGTTGGCGTTCCATTAACAAGCAAAATAGAAAATAAAACAGGTTTTCTTTATCATCACTTCACAGATAGTAAAAACAGAAAGCAAGTAGCTCTATTATCACAAGTAAGAACCTTTGATACTAAAAGAATAATAAGTTATTATAATGGAAAAATCAAAAAAGAAGATTTAGAAACAATTAGAGAAAAAATAACAAAGAAAATAATATCCCCGCACAGGGCGGGGTAACTCGTAAATGAGCCAACTCTCCTTATCAGAAGAAGTCTAAAACCTACTTTTAAAGTTTTACAATTCTTATGATCACTGAGAAATTATATCATTTTTTTTATAAAACGCACTTTAACGCCTCAAACTTTTTTTAAAATAAGTAAAAAATAAAGGTTTTGCATGTTCAATAAAATAAGATCATTATTTACAAAAAAAGCACGAAATAATGAATTTGTTAATAGCTTAGAAATTTTATTAGAAGATAAAATAAAAGCTGAGGAGCTTTCAGCAGTAATTGCCGCAATCTCAAATATTAGCGAGACCATAGCATCTTTGCCATTAAATTTATATCAAAGAACAACTGATGGATCAAAACTAGCCTCTAATCACCCCTTATATGAACTCATCAAAATCGCACCAAATGAAACAATGACACCTTTTACACTCTTTGAGGCTTTTATGGTACAAATGCTAATTTATGGCAATGGTTTTTTATATCCTGTTAAAAAAAGAAACGGGGTGATTAATTCTATAGAACTCATAGAAAATAAAGACATTAATATCTTTAAAATGAATGGAAAGTATTTTTATCAAGCTTACTCAAAAAATGGCAGTATTGTTTTAAATTATGATGAGGTTTTAAATGTGCCTTATCATACTAAAGATGGAGTAAAAGGTATCGCACCGCTTAGAAAAAGCAAAAATACCACAGAACTTGCAACAGCTATAGAACAGCACGGACTTAGCTTTTTTAAAAATGGAAGTTTTACAAGTGGCGTTATATCTGTACCAAATGAATTAAGCGAAGAGGCATATTCGAGATTAAAACAATCCTTTAAAGAAAATTATAGCCAAAAAAAAGCTTATAATATTTCTATTTTAGAGGGTGGAGCAAGTTATGCACAAACTACAAGTGCGAATAAAAATAGCCAGTTTTTAGAAAGCAAACAATTTCAAGTGATAGAAATCGCAAGACTTTTTAATATCCCACCGCACAAACTTGGAGATTTAAGTCGTGCGACTTTTTCAAATATCGAACAACAAGAGACAAATTATATGGTGCAAACCATAACACCTCTAACAACTAAAATCGAACAAGCCCTAAATCGCTTTTTATTAAACCAAAATGAAAGAAAAGAATTTTATTTTAAATTCAATATCAACGCTATTTTAAGAGCTGATAGTTCTTCAAGGTGGGAAAGCTATGTAAAAGCTTTAAGTAATGGCGTGATGAGTATAAACGAAGTAAGAGCCTTGGAAGAAATGAACCCAATTGATAATGGAAACGATCATTTAATACCGCTTAATCTTGCCAAAATAGATGAAAAAGACACACAAAAAGGCAATCAATGATAGAAGTAAAAGGCTTGAACGAATTAATGAAAGATTTGCAAAGCATAAGTAAAAAAGCTTTGCCAAATGCGGCTAAAAAAGGAGCTTTAGAAGTAGCAAAAGAAATCACAAATGATTATAAAAAGAATATTCCTAAACAAAGCGGACTTTTAAAGCAAAGTGTTAAGGCAGTTTCTAGTTATACTTTAGAAAAAGGTGTTTATCGTGCTGCTTCGGTTGTTTTTAGAATGAAAAAAGTAGGTATAAAAAGATTTGAAAAATTAAAAAATGCTAAAAAATGGACACAAGCAAAGAAAAATGAGAGAAAACAAAGAATGGATTATTTTGCGAGTGCGTATTATGCTCATTTTATAGAGTATGGATTTTTTCATAAAGGCGGAGTGAAAAAAAGTGCAAAAGGAAAACCAAATATAAGCGGAAAAAACACTTTTGTAAAAGGCACTTATACCATGCAAAAAGCAAAAGAGAAAATAGACCCAAAAATACAAAGCTTGGTTACAACAAAACTAAATACTGAGTTAGACAAATTAGGATTTTAAATGAAGGAATTTTTAAGCGATTTTTTAATGGGACTAAGCAAGGAATTAAATATAGAAATTTACCCACTTTCAAGGCAAAAAACAAAGCTAGAAAAAGCATTTTTAATTTATGAAATCACAAGCGAAGAATTAAATTTAAGTATAGATGATAAAATCTTAAGCAAAGAATTAGAAATTAATTTGAGCCTTTATACTCCAAAATACAAAGATTTAAGAGAGTTAAAAAGCAAAATTGAAAGTTTTATTTTAAAATTTTATAAAAAACCTATTGAAATTTTAATACATGGAGAAGATAAAGATGAAGAGAGTGGATTTTTTACGAGTGAGATTTTTATCACTTATCGTTTATAAATTTCTTTTCTATGTCCTACTTCAAGACAAAGAATAGTTAATTTTTCATCAACAAAAAATTAGAAAATAAAATACAAAAATATAGTTTTATGAAAAATATCTCTTAATACGCATTTTAACGCCTTAAACTTTTTATAAAATCTCCTTACATTACTTATATAAGGAGAAAAGATGTCAAAAGACAAAATAATTACAGATGCCCCTGATGTGCAAGGGCTTAGAGTTTTAGTTTTATCTCGTGCTATGGAAAGTTTAGGAAAAGAAGCTATTCAAGCAGGATTTTTAACAAGTATTTCAGGTCTTAAAGGTGGAACTAGAGAAAGTCAAAAACTAAGCCCAATCAACGATAGAGATTATGAAGAAATCAACGCAGTAGGCAAAAAAACTTCAGCTACTGTAAATATGAATTTACTTTATAAATTTGTTAAAGATGGTAATTTAGAAAGTTATGAAGGTGTAAATTATCTAGAAAAAGCTTTTGAAGAAAATGAAGAAGTTTTTATCATCGTAGAGATTAATGATGAGAGAAAAACCACGCTTAAAATCAAAATGAAATTAACAGGCTTTGAACTTCAAAGCGAAGCAAATAATAAATTCAGTGCAAATATCACAGCAGAAAAAATCGGCGAAGCTAAAGACATCACACCTTTTAGATTTGAAGAAAGTCAAAATATAGAACACACTACAAAAGCTTTAAATGTGGGCGATGTGATGAGTGATAAAAAAGGTAAAATTATTTATTTTTACCCAAAAGAAAGCACACTTGAAAAACCAGAATTAAACGATGAAAGAATGGTTTATGTTTTTGATGAGGTGCGAGGTGTTATACCAAATCCTAGCACACAAACTTTTAATGAAAACAATGAATTTATAACCACAAAAGAAGCTGATAAAGTTTGGGAAAAAGAAAATGATGAAAATATTATCCATGAAAGCAAAACCGAACCAGAACAAGGGCAGATTTATGAGGAATTAAAAGGAAAAACATTATATTTTTATCCAAACGCCTTAACACTTCTTTATCCTGCAAATGAAGATATTCGCAAAAAATACACCATAGATCAAAGCTCAGGCATAGCGAGTGAAGCCACAATGCAAACTTTTTTAAATGGAAAATTTAGTGATGCTTTAAGAAAAGGAGGTAAAAAATGAAATTCAATGACTTTTTAAAACAACATTCTTTAAGAGAAAAAGAAATTTTAATCGAAGGTATTGATGAAAAATTCACAATTCGCCAACTTTCTATGCTCGAACAATTAGAGATTATGGAAAAAAATGGCATAGAAATACAAGAAAATAAAGATGATAAAATCAGCATCGATTTTATTAAGAAGAATTCAAATTTTAGAAAAGAAATCATCTTAAAGTGTTTAGTAGCTCCAAAAATCGATGAAAAAACCTTTGATAATCTCAATCAAGAGGGTTTAAACATTATCGCAAAAGTCGCAGACGAAATTTTAAAATTCACAAATGAAGTCCCAAAGCAAGAGAGCAAGGGCGATTAATTTATCGCCTTGCCCTTGCATTAGGAAAAACCATAGGCGAGTTAGAACAAAGTATAACACAAAGTGAGTTTAACGAGTGGATGTATTTCTTAAGCACCGAGCCTTTAGCAAGTGATAGAAACGAAATGCAAATGAGTATTTTACTTAATATGTTAGCTTCTTTTATGGGTGTAAAATCGACTAATGAAGACTTTTTATTATGCTCTCATTTAAAACATACTAAGCAAAATACTAACGAAAATCAAAAAATCGATATTAAAAAATTACAAGATGACTTTTTAAGTCTTTTAGGATAGATGATGATTTATTTCTATATTGAATTCTTTTTCGTTTGGATAATTTTGCAAAATTTGCTTAAATTCTTTTGTATAATCATCGCCAAAAGCATTATTTTTGATAGCAAATTCCAAAGCAAAAGCACTCATAAGCACACTTTTACCTTGCTTTGTTTTTATGAAATTTTCATGAGCTTCTTTAAAGGCGATAAGCTCTTTTTCGCAACTTTTATAATCATTAAGAAATTTTTCATTTTTAAATATTTTTTGGCTTTTGCTCCACATCAGAAAAAAGACAAAACAAATAAAAACAAAAGCAAAAAAATTAAGCTCTATATATGGAAAAAACATAATTTAAAAACTCCATTTTTTATCTTAAATTCTACTCAAAAAAACTAAAAGGAACATAAATGGCTAAAAATGTTAAAATCGGCGTTAGCGTAGATACAAATAGCGGTGTGGCGAGTATTGGAGGTTTAAATAAAAGTTTTAATCAATTAGGAAATGTTACACAAGCGACAAATAAATACATAAAAGATATAGAAAAGAGCTTTTTAGGACTTTCAAAAAGCGTAATTGACATGAACGCCCATTTAGCACAAGCTTATCAGGGTTATAAAACTTTAGCACTTGATATAAAAAATTTTGGTAGCTCTTTTATAGAAGCAAGTAAAAGTTTTGAGACTGCAAAAACTCAACTTGCTTTTATAACAGCCACCACGCATTCAAATATTGATACCACAGGAAAAGCGATATCACAACTTGAAAAATGGAAAGCCGCTACAAAAAGCAGTGAAAAAACGTTTAAAGATTTTAATGATTTGCATACTAAAACAGGCTATTCTTTGCAGGATTTATCAAGTATGTTTCAATCTTTTGCCTCCACAGCTTTAAATAATATGAGCTTTGATGAAGCTAAAAAAGCTTTTGAAAGTATTATGATAGCAACCTCAAATACTTCCATGAGTGCTAATCAACTTTCAATTACTATGGATAGTTTAGGAGCTGGGGCATTTAGCGCAAGTGGAGATTTAAGAAGATTTGCTGAAAGTTTAGGTATTACAAATGATGCTATGAGCGAAGCAAAGAAAAATGGTAAGCTTTTTGATTTATTTATAGAAAAAACCAAAGAGTTAACAAAATATACAGACTACACAACGCAAACCTATGAAAAGCAAATGCAAAAATTTGAAGCTAATATGCAAATGTTACAAGCTGAAATTTCAAAACCTATTTTTGATACTCTTAAAAGCTCCCTTATAGATATAAACACTTATATTAAAGATAATGAAAAAGAAATTAAAGCGGGCATTAAAGCTATTACCGAATTTGCTACTTCTTTTAAAGATTTGGCTATTGGTGCAGGACTTGCTTATGTAGCTTTTAAAAGTTTTAATTCTTTTAAGAATTCATCTTTTTTTACAAGTTTTAGTAATGGTATTAAGAATGTTAAAAAAGATTATGATGATTTAGTAGAAAAGCAAAAAACAAGCCTTGAACTTATAAAGAAAAATGAGAATTTAAAAATTCAACTTCAAGGTCTTAAAGAAGCTAAAAACGACTTAGAAAAGCTTAAAGCCTTAATGCCAGATTTAGCTAATTATGCAAAATACAATAATAAAATAGACTTAGGATCGATAAATAAAGATGGAACTAAAAATTTAAGCGGTGTAATGATAGGAAGGGAAGCTTTGCTAATCGAACAAGGTGCAAGAAGTGAAATAAAAAGATTGCAAAAAGAAATTATAGACAATGAAGCACTTATTAATCAAAATATAATAAAAAGAAATCCCTTGTTAAGCACCATAAAAGGCACTATGAGTAATTTAGCAAATTCTGCTTTAAATTTTACAAAGGCTTTAGCTCCAACTGCTGGGCTTATAGCTTTGATGACTTTTATAGAAAAGCTTTATACGAATTGGGATAATTTTGACAAAGCTTTAGAAAAAACATCAAAAAGAAAGCTAGAAAACAAAAGTTCAAAAGAATTAGATGAGTATGTTAAAAATCTTAAAAGTCAAATGGATGCCTTAGAAGCAAATGGAAGTGTTTTGGGAGCTCAAATCACATCAAAATTAGATTTTTGGCATATAAAAGAAGGTGTAGAAAGTGTTTTAAAAGGCACTGATTATATGTTTGAAAGTGTTACCGGAAAACAGCTAAAAATGAATAAAGAAGCTAGAAAAGCTTACGAACAAATACAGGCAAATTTAAAACTAGCCGAAGAAGCCACCAAAAAAGCAAAGGAGCAAGAATTTAAACTAGAAGCTATTGATAATCTCCCTGCTAGTGTTAGCAAAGCCATGGAAAGTTTGAAAGCTTTAAGGATACCGCAAAGCACAGAAGAACAAGCCGAAAATTTAAGAAAACAATATGAGCTTATCAGCGAAACCATACAACAAATCACGAATAATGCAAATTGGAATAAAGACTTAGCAAAATTAGAGCAATATAACGCTTTAGTAGCTCAAAGAACGCATTATGAAGAATATATAAATAAACAAGAAGAGCAAAGATTAAAAAAAGAAAAAGAAATCGCCAATCAAAAACTGGCAGAACGCATCAAAGAACAAAATGAAGCCTTAAAAGAAATTTCACAAATAGGCATGAGTGAATACGATAAAAAATTAAGCCAAATTAATGAAAAATTAAAAGTATGGAAAAAGTTAGGCATTGATAAAAACAAATTAAAACAAGCAGAAGAAAGCCTTAAAATTAATCTTGATCTAGAAAGTGCAAATAAAGACTTTGAAGATACTAAAAATTTAATGATTGAATTTTATGAAAGTATAGAAAATAAGCAGGAAGCTTGGGCATTAAAAGAAATTGAGCTAAGAGACAAATACAGCAAATTATTAAGTGAAAATCTCATCAAAGAAGAAGATTTTAAAAAGATGATAAAAGCCAATAAAGACGCTTATTTTCAAATGGGCAAAGACAGTAAAAAAGCCATGAGCGAAGTAGAAAAAAACTATAATCAAATGATAGCAAATATGCAAAAAACGATAGAAAGTAGCTTTTTTGATGTTATAAATGGGAAAATAAAAACCTTAAAAGATTTGTTTAAAGATTTAGGAAAAACCATTTTACAAGATTTTTTAAGTCCTTATATTTCATCACTTAGTGGCTTTTTATCTAAGGCAGGAGCTGGAGTATTGAGCGGTTTAATGCCTAATTTTGCTTTTGGTAATGTGAATTCACACTCGCAAACAAATGCTTTTAGCTCAGTTGTTGAATTTGCTAAAAATCAAGGTTTAAATTTAAATAGTGATGGCAAATATCAAGGTGTGGTTAATGGTGTTGAGGTAGTCATGGATAAAACAGGCACCATAGAAAAAGGAAATAATGCTTTTAATAATGTGAGTAATATTATAGAGGGTGCAAGTAAATTAGATGGCATTATGAGTGGCGAATGGATAGATAAAGCGGGCGCCACTTATGATAAAGTTATGAATTGGTTTGGCAGTAGTCAAAATGCAGGAAGTGAAATAAGTTTTAGTGATGCTTTAAATGCGGATGGTTTTAGTGATTTTTTAAGTTCAAGTTCTGATATTAGCACTACTATTGAAAATTCAAGCACAAATATTATAGATAGTATAGGCAATGGCTTTAATTCTTTATTTGATAATTTACAAGGTTATATCAATTCAATAGGCACTTTTGGCAGTAATCTTTTAGCTAATGGTTCAGCTTATTTGGCAAATTTTTTAGGACTTGGTGCAAGCTTTACAAACGGTGCTTCTTTGGCGGGTATGGGATTAAGTGGTGCAAGTAATGCTTTATCTCTTGGTTTTGGTGAGGGCTTGGGCTATATAGGTGGCACTTTAGCTAATGCAGCAATGGGCGGACTTCTAGGTTATGGCATAGGAAGCTTAGGAGATTGGCTTTTTAAGGCTGATACTCACGCAGGAACAGGTGGTGCGATAGGTGGTGCATTAGGTAGTATTATAATGCCTGGCATTGGAACTATAGTAGGTGGGCTTTTAGGATCAGTCATTGGTGGTATTTTTGGAAAAACCAAAGTAACAGGAAGTGGCTTACAACTTTGGGAAAATATAAATTTTAGTGATTTTTTTACAAATTCTAATTTGCAAGGTTATGTAGACTATCAAAAGAAAGGATGGTTTAGTAAAAAAAGCTGGACAGAATATAATAATTTAAGTGATAAAAAAATCAAAGAAATCAATCGTGTTTTAGAAAACCAATACGCAACACTTGTAAAATTAAATGCCAATTTAGATAAGTTTGAATTAGTAGCTGGAAAATACGCTAATAATTCTTTATTTGATACGGCTTTGCCTACTGCACTTTTAAAAAGCTTTTTAAATATCGATGATAAAAGCGAAATCGATGCACAAATTGTAGCAATACAAGAAAAGGCAAAAGCAAATAATATAAGCTATGCCCAGCAACTTTCTAATCAATTTGGTACTTTTATGCAAATGCAAACTAGCATTTTAAATCAAATTTATAAAAATGATCCAACAAAACAAGCAAAACTAGCTTATGATGATACCATGTATGCTTTAAAAACTGCGATGAGAAATGCCACAGGTGGATTTAGTCTTTTTGGATTAAGTGAAGAAAGCTTTAAAGATTTAGGACAACTTAGTGCCGAAGCACTTAATAAAGCTTTCAATGAGAGCTTAAGGCAAGATTTTAGCCCTGAGAATTTAGAAATTTGGCAACAATTAACACAAGCTTATACGCAAGCACAAGAACAAGTTAAAAATCTTTTAAATTCTATCATACAAAAAACACAAGAACTTATGCAAATCAATCAAAGCTTTTTAAGTGCTAATGGTATTTCAAGTAGTATTTTTGAAGTTAATCATCTAATGAATTCTTACGCAACCTTAATGAGCGGTTTAAAAGATGATTTAAATGATAGCGAAAAAGAAATGTTAAAGGATATTTTTAGTGCTAATGATAAGCTTTTAAGTTTAGGTTATGAGGGTTTAAATGAATTTTTAAGCACGGGTAATACTGAACTTAGAAAACAGCTTGTAGATATCATTACACAATTTAAACAAATAAGCGACAAACAAGGCGGTTTAATCTTTTCAAGCGAACATTTAAACAAACTCGCTGAGGTAGAAAAGCTTATTAATGCGTATGAGAACAAAGATGAAAGCAAAGAAGCAGATCAAGTAAGGTTAAATGAAAATAATAAACTTTTAAGTAAATTAAATAGCGAACTTGGTATTTTAAGTTCTTTGGGTTCTTTTAGCACTAATTTAATCAATCAAAGCATAGCTACAAGCGAGAGCGTGGCGTTAAACTACGATAAAATTTTAAAACAAGCTAAAAATGATTTTAAAAATGGCAATCTTACAAGTTCAAGCTTTAGTGCCTTGCAAAACGCTGCAACGCAAAAAGCAAACGAGATCAAAAATCAAGCTTCAAGCTTTGCAGAGTATCAATTACAAATGCTTAAAATGGCAAATGAAATGAAAGATTTAGGTGGTGAGGCAGATTTAAATTCAATACAAGATAAAATAGAAGCCATTACAGAAGAAAATAAAAAATTACAAGAAAAGTTAGATCAAACTTTAAAAGACACTTCTAATATGACTTTAGAAGAGTTAAAAGAGTATAAAAAAACTCTCATTGCGCAAAGTGAAGCAGAAATTGCAAAAATGATCGAGTATTTAGGCGAAGAAAGCCCTATGGCTAAATATTTACAAGAAACGATTAAATCTATAAAAGATGGCGCCTCTCTTACAGAAACAACGCTTAAAAATTTAGAATATGCACTTTTGCAATATCAAAATAATCAGGCAAATATAGATAAAGATTTAAATAATGAGATTAAAAATCCTTACAAAAAAATGAAAGCTTTTGCAGATGGCGGGATAGTTACACGCCCTACAAATGCTTTAATTGGAGAGAATGGTTATCCTGAGGCTGTAATTCCTTTAAAAAATGGCAAAGGTTTAAAAATCGATGCAAGTGGAGTTTTTGAAAAAATAGGCATCGCTTTTGAAAAAGCTATTAATAAAGGTTTTAATTCTTTTGAAGAAAAACTAGACTTAATCGCTTCAAAAATTGACAATGTAGATAAAAGTGTAAAAAGAGCAAATATGGATTTAAGTATTTTAACTAAACAAACTAGAGAAATTGCAGAAAATATTTAATAAGGAAAGAAGATGACTATAATTAAACCTTTAGAATTTGAAGTTTTACAAAATTTAGCTAAAAAAGATGAAACGCCTTTATGGGATAAGGAAGTAAGTTATAAAAATAATGAAAAAGTGCAATTTAAAGGTTTTGTTTGGGTAAGCGCAAGTGATGAAGATACGCATGAAGAACCTGATGTGTATTTTGATAAATGGGTTAAATTTGCACCCATCAATGAAAATGCTTTTTTTGATGATGAATTAAATACTCAAACAAAATGTGATAAAGCTTGGAGTGTAAAATTGAAAGTAGATGGGGTATTTGATACTTTAGCATTTTTAAATTTAGATGTTTCAAAAATAAAGATAGAAACATTAGATGGCAAAATCATTTATGAAAAATCAATGTATTATAAAAAATCTCGCACTTGGTGGGAATATTTTTTTAGCAAATTTAAAGTCAATAAAGAAGATTTTGTGTTTTTACCTTATCCTATTAACTCAGAAATTTTAATAAGTTTTGAGCCTGCTAAAATAGGGTGTAATGTAGGACATATTTTAATAGGAAAAAAAGAATTTGCAGGTGTTACAATCTATCCTGCAAATAGCACTTATATAAATTACTCAAAAACTTCAACAAATGAATGGGGAGTAACAAATGTAGTAACTGGTAAGAAAGCAAAATACTTAGAATTTATAGTTGCTGTAGAAAAAAAAGACTTTGATTATTATGATGATTTAATAGCAGGACTTTATAATACTAAAGCCTTATTTATAGGAGATGAAAGCGAATTGGGCTTTAAAAAATTAACTACTTTTGGAATTTTAAAAGATTATTCTGCACCTTTAGAGGATCAAGATTATATGCAATATAAACTAAATATTCAAGGTTTGATTTAAAAAATAAAAAATATCTTCTAACACGCACTTTAACGCCTTAAAAATTTTCTAAAATCCTTATAAAACTTCAAAAAAGGATTTTAAAATGAGTTTTAAAAACATAAGAGCAGATACCGCAAGACTTAGAAGCGTTAGCGAAGAAAATATGTCTTTAAGCTTTGTCATGGTTTCAAATTCTAATGCTTGTTTGCGTTTTGATTGGGAGCTTGGGGACTATATAGAAGAGCTTGATGTAAAAGGTGCGAGATTTGAAAATCTTAAAACTCTTTTTAAAGATCATAAACCAAGCGTAGATAATGCTATTGCAAGAATTGAAAATATAAGAATTGAAAATAATGAGTTAGTTTGTGATTGTATCTTTGCCAAAGACGAAAAAAGCTTAGATATCTTTAAAAAATATCAAGATGGAATTTTAAGCGATGTGTCAATTGGTTATAGAGTTTTAAAGCAAGTTGTAGATAAAAAAAGTTCGCCTAAAAGGGTTCTAGTTACAGAGTTTGAAATTTTTGAACTCAGCGCTGTTTGGAAAGGTGCGGATAAAAACGCTAAAAAACGCTTTGAAGAAGATGAAGAAAAAAAGAAAATCAAAGCCTTAAGTGAAGCTAGAGAGCGAGAACTTAAACTTTTAGAAATATCAATTTAAACAAGGAGAAAAAACAATGCAAAAATTAAGACAAGAAATAGGAAATTTACACGAACAAATGGTGGCTTTATCAAATAAGGCTAAAAACGAGCAAAGAAGCTTTAGTGCTGAAGAAAACACAAAATACGAAGCTTTAATGCAAGATTTTGAAAGTAAAAGAAAAGAACTCTCAAGAGCTGAAGCAGAGCTAGAAAGAGAAAAATATTTAAATGAGGTTGTAAGCCCTGTTTTAGGACAAAATCCTAAAGGAGAGGATGAAGATTTAAATGAAGAAAATCATATGCGTTCTTTTGTGAATTATTTAAGAAATGGAAGTATTGACAATATTTTAAAAAGAAATGTTTTAAATGAAAGCACAGCAGAGCAAGGTGGGATTTTAGTCCCTACAACTTTGCAAAGTAAAATAAGAGAAAAATTAAATGATCTTAGTGTTATTAGAAAGATTGCTACAGTGCAAAAAAGCTCTAGCAATCAAATTATACCTGTTTTTGATGAGATGGGGGAATTTTCTTGGCTTGGCGAACAGGAAAGCTTTACTGAAGTTAGTGCTAAATTTAGTTCTTTAAGTATAGGTGCACATAAGCTTGGCGGTATTATTAAAATCAGCGAAGAACTCTTGAGTGACAACATTGCAAATCTTGAAAGTTTTATAGTGCGAAAAGCCGCTGAAAAGATTTCAAAAACAGAAGAATTAAGTTTTATTAATGGAGATGGAAATAAAAAACCAACAGGACTTAAAAATGCTAAAAAAGCGTTTACACTTGCTTCAAATCAAGGTATTACAAGCAATGATATCATAGATGCTTTTTTCAGTTTAGACAGTGCTTATCGTAAAAATGCCACTTGGCTTGTAGGAGATGAGTTTATGAAAGCTATTTATAAACTTACAGATAATGATAATCGCCCATTGTGGCTACCTGCTTTAAGTGCTAATGGCTATGACACAATTTTAGGTAAAAAGGTAGTTTATTGTTCTGGTGTTGATGGTTTTGGTGCAAGGAAAGTCCCTGCATTTTTTGGAGATTTTAGTTTTTATGAAATTTGGGATAGATCAAGTATGAGTTTTACAAGACTTAATGAGCTTTACTCTCAAAATGATTTAATAGGTATTAAAGTGCGTTTAAGACTTGATGCAAAGCTTATGGATAATTCGGCAGTTTGTAAAATTGTATGCCCTGCTTAAAGGATGGAAGATGAAAAAAGTAGTTTTCAAGTGTTGTTTAAGCGGTAATATTTTTTATAAAAAAGGTGATGAGGTTTTACTTGAAGATAGTGAAGCCTTAAGGCTCTTAGAAAAAGGCATTGTGGAAATCGTGGAACAAGAAGAACAAAAACAAAATACTGATGAAAAATCAAATACAGATAAAAAGCCACAAGAAGATCAAGAAATGCAAGAAAAGCCACAAAAACAAAACGAAAAAGAAGATAAAAAAGTAAAAAATGAGATTAAAGGCATTAAAAGATAGCAAAAAAGAACTCATAGACATTCAAGAATTAAGAGACTTTTTAAGAATTGATAGCGATGTTTTTGATGCAAATTTAAAACAATTTTTAAAAGCTGGAATGAATGAATTTGAAACAAGAACCAATCGCATTTTAGCTTTAAATGATTATGAAGTTGAATTTTTTAATGAAAGGGTGATTTTAGCTCCTTTTAATGCTTTAAAAAATGCAAATTTTAAAGCCGAGTTTAAAACAAATGGTGGTGTGCTTTATGCAATAGGTTGTGGGAATATGATTGTAAATTTAGGTTTTGAAGAATTGCCACAAGACATAAAATTGTGGCTTAAAAATTATGTTTTAATGGCTTTTGATGGTGTGAGTATGCCTAAAATTTCAAGTGCTTTAATCACTCGCTACAAAATAGCTTATTTTTAAAAGGCAATGGCAATGAAAGCAAATGGATTTAAGCATAGAGTTAAAATTTACAAAAAAGAACAAAGCAAAAATGAGTTTTTAGAAAGCGATTTTACGCAAGATTTACTTTTTAAAGAAGTTTATGCAAGTTGTAAAAATCTAAGTGCGGATGTTAAAGAGTTAAATAGTGGCTTATCTTTAGTCGCTACGCATGAATTTGAGCTTAGATTTTTAGAGCTTGATTTTTCTTATTTTCTAGTTTTTAGAGATGAAAAATATGAGATTGTAAGCTTGGAAGATGAAAGCCAAAACAAGAAATTTTTAAAAATAAAAGCAAGGAAATTTCAATGAATAAAATATCTTTCATTAATACTTTACCTAAAGCACCTGATATGGCTAATCCTGTTGATTTTGACAAGGATGCTAATAACTTTGTTAATGCGCTTGTTCCTTTTTCAAAAGAGATTAATGATTTTATTAAAGATATAAATATATTAAGTGCTTCCTTGATAGAGCTAAACTCTAATATGATCTCTTATACTAATTTGGCTTTAGAGCAAATTGACAGTAAAACAAATATAAATATCTTAAAAATAGAAAATTTTTGCAAAGATTTTCAAAATGTTTTAGAGCAAAAAGCTAAAGAAAGATTAAAAGAATTTACCGATGAATGCCTAACCATAGTTGAAAACAAAGGCTATGAGATGATAGAAAGATTAAATGATAATGGCGTTGGAGCTGATTATATCGCTATTTCTCAATCTCTAACTCATAGCTTAAGCTTAGAACGCTTTATTATGGAAAGAGGTTTTATTAAACTAAGAAAAGAAGAAGCCCTAAATTTAGATGATGTGAATTTGAGTTTAGAAGAACAAAGAAGAGATATAAACCTTGCCCAAAAAGCTTTAGAAAATATCACAAACATACTCTCTTCACAAAACGAAATTAATTTAACTTTAAAAGGAGAAAACAATGCTTGATAACTCAAAAATAAGAAGCACAGAGCTTTATGCTACGCTAAGTCAAGCTACTAAGGATGTTACAGCCATAAGAGAGTGGCTTTATGCTTCAAAAGATAGGATTGATGAGCACATTTTAGAAAATTTAAATGCTTTTGATGAAAAAGTAAAAGAAGCTTTACAAAACTATGAAAACTTAAGCGATGAAAAACTTAATATGCTAAAAGAACTTTATAAAAAAGTGGTTTATCCTTTTGATTATGTAAGTGATGAAGAACCTACAATGGCCAATGTGAATGAAACTTGGTTTAAAACTGATGAGGCTAAAATCTTTAAATTTATTAAAAATCCACAAATCACTTTCTTACAAAAAGAAAGACCTAAAGAAAGAAAAATTAATGATATTTGGTTTAAGCCTATGGATGATGTTAATTTACAAGTAGGCGAATTTTATCTTTGTGAAAAAGTGTTAAAGAATGAAGCTTGGATAAACCCATCCTTGCCTGAGAATTTAGAACCTGCATTTAATCAAGAAGAAGCTCCACAAAATGCAACGCTTGGCGATATTTGGAAAAAAGGGGATGAATATTTTGTTTATATTAAAACCACAAGTGGCAATTCTTGGACTAGCCCTGAAAACCCAAGCGAATATACACCTACTTATGAAAGCGAAGAAGAACCAAGTGAGGCAAAACTTGGCGAAATTTGGAAAAAAGGAAATGAGTATTTAATCTATGCAAGAGTGACTAACGATACAGCTTGGATTTTAAAGTCTGATCTAGGGCTTGATGCTTTTATTTGGTTTAATGAAGAAAAAGAAAATATAAACTTTATACTTTCACTTATAGAGGATTTGAAAAAAAAAGATAAAAGTTTGGTTAGTCAAAAAATGCTTAGTGATGCCCTTAAAGAAAAAGTAGGATTAAAAGGTGATGAGACTTTAAATGGAAATAAGACTTTAAATGGAGATAATATATTTAATGGCACAAATACTTTTAATAAGGCATTAACTTCTCGGGCCGATCCAACAAATGATAATCACTTAACTAGAAAATGGTATGTGGATTATGGTGGTGGAATTAGGAACTTAGGAAATCAAACAGCACCAAAAATAGATTTAAGACAAGCTCAGCATTTTATCTTAACAATGACGGCCAAAGGAGCTATCGGTATAGCAAATTGGGCTGGTGCTGGCAAAAGTGGAACTATCACTGTCAATAATGCTCAAAATATCACTGCTTTTTCGGCACCTTTTAAATTTAGAATAGCTCAAAGTGGATTTAGTGGCACTGAAACTTTTGCTTATTTTTGCATAGCAGCAAATAATATAAGATTAGTAAGGACTTAAAATGAACTGCCTCCTTCTTTCTAATAATGGCATAGCACTAAATTTACCTCCATCTTTAGGAGGCTCGGTTGCAAATTATAATTATATGTTAAAGCTAGACATGATTTATAAACAAGCAGTGGTATTGCCATCAAATATTAATAATAAAGAAGTGGTTATGTTAGGCGAAGTTTGGACGACTGGAAGTATGTCTAATAAAACTTCTGCAAATACTTTGAATATCACATGGAACAATTTTAACTCTAATGTAGAATTGCATGGTTTAAGTAAATATTACGCTGCCAATGCAAAAATCAAAGTAGAGAAAAAATTCAAATTTGGAAATATAAATAACTTACAAATAATGCTAAGTTCTTATCAAAGTGGTAGCGCAAATGCACCTCGTGGTTGGAATTTAGGTGGTGGGAATAGATTAAACCCAAGAGCAAAATTAACATTATACTGGAATTAAGAAAGGATAAATATGTTTTATGATTTAAAAAATAAAAGTTTAAAATATGATGATATTTTTTTAAAAGATGTAAAAATACAAAACGAAGAAGGTGAAATTGATGCACAGGATACTTATTTCTTAAGTGCTTGCGATGATGGGCTTTTAAAAGAGCTTGGTTTTGCTAAAGTTGAAGAAGAAGAAGCGCCAAGCTTTGATGAAAAAACACAGAAGCTTAACCAAGTTCAAAATTACGATGAAGAAAATAATCTTTATATTGTTTCTTATGAGATTAAAGAAAAAACCTTAGAAGAGTTAAAAGAATTAAAATTAGAAGAGTTAAAAGCTATAAAAGAAGAAAAGCTTTTGTTTATGCCTTTTAAAAATACTACATTTCAAATTGATACTGAAGCAAAAATTAATATCAGCGGAAAAGTTAGCGAGATAATGTTAGCAAATCTTAATAATACTCCTTTGGAAAATATTGCTTGGATTGATAAAGATAATAAAATTACTACATTTAACAAAGAAGAATTTCTAGAATTTGGGGTTGGTATCGCTAAATATACGGAAAGTATTATTTTTAAAAATGATGAACTAAGAAATAAAGTGAAAAATGCCACATCTTTAGAAGAATTAAATTTAATTGCATGGGAGAGTGAAAAATGAATAACTTAGAAAACAACACTAATGTTATTTTATTTGCAGGCAGTGCTATATTAGCTTTTTTTTATCAATTTTTAGCGTATTTTAAAATAGAAACAGCTCAAGTTATTGTTTTGCTCATTGTTTTTAGCTTTTCAGGTATAGCCTCTATGATTAAAACTTTAGCTCTAAGAAAAAATTTTAGAAATTTTTTAATCACAGATATTTTAAGTAAAACTTTAATGTTTTTTGTGCCTTTTATCTTAGCTATTATGGCTAAGCAAATCAGTGTTTTTTACTATCTTGTGGATTATTCTTTTAGCTTTTTAACCATAGGTGAGTTTTTAGCATTTTTAATCAGTGTCCAAAGCATTAGGAAAAAAGAAGATATTAAAGAAATGGACTTTTATAATCTTTTTATAGAAAAATTTAAAAATATAGCAAACAAATATTTAAAATTAGAAGGCGATAAAAATGAAAAATGAATTAAAAAGGGTTTGTGTAAAACCTTATGATAAAGATAGATTTGAAGTGATACAAGATTATGAGTTTATTTTGCCAAATTACAAAGGCATTGTACCACAAGGTTTTAAAACTGATGGAGCGAGTATTCCACGCCTTTTTTGGTCTTTGTTTCCACCTTTTAAAAGTGAGTATTTTAGTGCTTGTGTAGTGCATGATTTTTTATGTGAAAAAGCAAAATCAAGAAAAGATTACAAACTTGCTGATCTTGTTTTAAAAGAAGCAATGCAAGCTTTAGAAATAAATAAATTTAAGATTTTTGTTTTTTATTGCTCTTGTAATTTATTTCATCAGATCAAATGTTTAATAAAGGGGATAAGATGAGCGTGGATTTAAGAGAAATTGCCATAAAAACAGAAGAAATCAATAAAGATTTTAGTGAAGCTTTAGAAATTTTAAAAGAACTTTTTAAAAATGGAGTAAAACCAAGCGATGAAAGTATTAAAAATGCTATAAATGAAGTTTTAACAAGTTTTAACTTTATAAAACAAAGTGAATTAAAAGAAAAACTAGAAGCCTTGCTAGAAGAGCTTGGCATCAATGCAAATATCAATGAAGAGAGTTTAAAAGAAGTTGTATTAAAAGTTGTTTTAGAAAATCAAGAAAGTTTAAAAGGTGATAAAGGAGATCCTTTTACTTATGAAGATTTTACAGAAGAACAGCTTGAAAATTTAAAAGGGCAAGATGGAGCTAAAGGAGCTGATGGTAAAAGTGCTTATGAACTTTGGCTTGAAAATGAAGAAAACACGGGAAAAAGTCAAGATGAATTTTTAGAAAGTTTAAAGGCTCAAACACCAACAAAAGAAGAAATTAAACCTATTATAGAAGAGATGCTCGAAGATATGAAATTAAATTTAGGCATTAATGGAATAAAAGTATCTAATTCTATTCCCACTCCAAAAACAAAAGCTAATGTTAATGATTTAATTATAACTTATAATGAAAATGTAAAACAACTTTGGCTTTGTGTGGCAAGTGATGATAAATACACAAGTTGGATTAATTTGCTTGGAAATGAAAATATTACAGCACAAGAGTTGATTATTATTAGTTTTGATACAAATTTAAATAGTGGTCAATATGGCGGATGTTTAAGTGATTTGCGTTTTGGTTTTGAAAATTCTTTAGCAAGCACTACGCAAATTATAAAAGGACTTAATGAAGGCAGTTTTTTAATCACTAAAGATGGAATGGGTTTAAAATCTAAAAATTATACTGAAGTTAGCGTTCTTTCAAAACCAAGTAAAAATCAAATAGAAGGAAATATTAAAACGAGCGGAATTTATAATGATCCTGCTTGGCATAATATTACCAATGCTTTAAAAAAATATGATGGCAATGCAAATGAATGCTGTCTTTGGGCTTCTAATATAAAAAATAGTGTAAGTATAGAGCTTTTTACAAATGAAATTCCTATGAGTCTTTTTTATAGGCAAGCTGGATATTATGGAAATGTCAATCTTTCAAATATAAAAATGCAAAAAGCCCTTAGAGTTCAAAATGAAATTATAGTCGAGAGAAGCTTTATAGGAATAAAAAAAGAAATTGATAAAACTACCTATGGTGATAATGCTTTTTTATTTGAATTTGAAGAAGAAAAATGAGTTTAAATCTAAAAATAAAATACAAAAAATAAAAAGAAAGGAATTATAATGAAAGTAACAATTAATAGAAGATACACAGGTAAAACTTGTGTTATTGGTAAATTTAAGGTTTTAGATGATGAAGAAAAAATTCTTTTTGAATGCTTTGCATTGGAAGAAGACAAAGAAGGTTTAGAAAGTGGCAAAGATTTAAGAATACCTGAAGGAAATTATAATTTAAGAAGACACACACCTTCACGATTTGAAAATACTTTAAGAAGCATTACAAAAAAAGATGATGATACAATGATAAATGTTTATAATGATGATGTGCCATCAAGTCGTGCAATTTTAATACACTGGGGAAACACTGACAAAGACACACAAGATTGTATTTTGCTGGGGCTTACTAAAGATAACAATAACGAAAGTGTCGGTCAAAGCAGACAAGCTTGCAAAGAATTTTATGATTTGGTGTATGGTAAAAATCTTGAAGACATTAAATTAGAAATAACAAATGAGTTAGCATGAAAGGAGATAAAGTTTAAGTAGGTTAAAGTTTACACCCCACACTTAAACTTCTAAACAAAATATGATAAATCTTTTATTTGGAAATGCAAAGCTTTATATAGCCTTAGCTTTAATGGCAATCTTAACAGGGTATTTTTATCTAAGACTTGATAGCACAAAGGCCAAATTAGAAAAAAGTCAAAGTGATTTAGCTTTGGCTTTAAAAATAAATGAAAATAATCAAGAAAAATTAAAAGAATTAAATCAAATTCATAAAACAGAATTAAAGGCTTTAAATGAAGCAAACAATCAAAAAAATCAAGTACAAGAAAGGGTGCAATATGTTAAAGAATATATTTATAAAAGCAATGAAAATAATATTACCAAGCTTTTTAACGATGTCGTTGATAGGTTGTGGGATGCAAACTCAACAAGTAGTAACCAAAATAGAAATTCAAAAAGTAAGAATTCCGCAAGAACTACTAACATTAAGTCCTCTTGA